GCACCATGTGCTTCGTAGGGGCGCCCGCGATACTTCGTGATGCCTGACTTCCCAAGGACTGACAGAAGCGCCTCGTTACCTAAAGCTAGGATGAACTTCGGTTTAACTACAGCGAGCTCATGCTCGAGGAAGTACCGGCATGCCTTCACATCAGCATTACTTGAGTTCTGCTCAAAGTTAAGGCACTTCAGTGCCGAAGAGAAATAAACTTCAGTGACGTCTAGACCAACATCAATTAACTCTTGCTCAAGCTGATCCTGCATCTTTCGACCGTTAGGCATACGACCCACGACCATGATAGTCGCAGGTTCAGGGCCCTCACCGAGACGACAAATTGCCCCCTCAGCATGCCGACTCAGCTTGCAACGGGTACAATCGACTTCGCGAATATCCATCAGATTGATCATATCACGACTTGTCATAGTACCGAAGAACTCGTACCCCAGCAAGAGAAAGGAGATCGATTCCGTCTATCTTTCGGTAGGGCTCGTCATACCAGACAGTGTAGATTCCTGAGTTGATGATGATTTGGGCGCAGCTGGAACAGGGCTGGTGGGTAGCATACATCGTAGCACCCTGAATAGCAATGCCCTTCCTAGCTGCGAAAGCAATGGCATTAGCCTCAGCGTGAACAGCTCTAGTGCAAGCATCTGCCGGGTCAATCGAATCCGGATTACTATGTTCACAGTGATGAAGTCTGGAGGGCACTCCGTTATAGCCCGTTGACAGAATGCGACCATCGTTGGCGATCACTGCTCCTGTGTGGAGCCGATTACATGTACTACGTTGTGACCATAACCTAGCTGAGTCCATGAGCACCGAGTCGAGCGAGGGCCTGTGATTTTCTTTCACTTAATCCACCCCTGATCCCAGCATCGTCGAACAGCAGATGAAGCGTTGTCTACCTTCAGTTTCCTATATATCCGTTCTTTGCGCTGACTTATACTACTATAGCTTAATCCTAACTTGTCAGCAATTTCTCTTGTGGTGTGGCCATCGGCTATTAGTTGCATGATCTCCTTCTGTCCTTCTGTCAGCTCAGGTGTCGCCACCTAATACCTCCACACCAGGCTCGCTTCTAGATTGGAGTACCGCATCATCTCCCACGAAGGTGTGGAAGTTCATGATATGCATGTACAACCGACCGACAAGTACCCGGTAGTCAAGTGCCTCGCAGAGCCACTGGGTCAGACGCATGGTCATGTAAACGTCGTCGCGGAAATGACGCATGTAGTCGCAAGATCGGATGATGTAGGTACAGTCAAGGCCATCTGCCGTACGAAGGAAGTGATATCCCAGCGTGCATGGAACCCGCTCACCCCTGACCGATGCGGTCAGATCCTCGGGAAACCAAATCGGCAAGTATCCCTGGCGAGTCCATGTGTTTCTGTTGAAGATTTCAACCAGGGTGTCGAGGTCCCCGTACTCGAATCGGATCCCCACGTGAGGTACGAAGATCTGGCGACCCTCAGCACTCTTACCGCCTACATTTGCCTGACGGGACCACATGCGCTCGGGGTACGTGTGGGAAAACTCGTGAGCCTCGTTGACGTGACCGTCATGCCCCGCCTTCTTATAGGGCCACCAGTCGGAACTGGGCGGTGGGTTGAGCGGCTTACCTCCAACTCGCTCTTGGAAGTGATCCTCAGCCCAGACCCGGTTCGGCTCTACCATGTCCGCGGCGGCCTGCGGATCGGAAGGTATCGGCATCTCGAGAACAACATGGTTGAGGTCCCGCGTCGCCATATGAGCCGGTACCGAACTCTGTGACTGCCACTCACCCCTCGACAAGGCCGGGCGTTCAAGAAACATCCTCTCCAATTCTTGACACATGACCTGAAAACCACGAGGATCCGCAGTTGCCATCGTGAGCATCTTCATTCGTCATCCTCGGCCTGTCGATGGAACATCGGCCTGCCTATCATATCAGTTCCGCAAATGAACTCATTACACTCGGTACATGGCTTGGCGAGTCCTTGTTCTTCACCATCTTGATCTTCGAGGTATCGATCAACATCAAGGTACTGGTCAAAGTCAAGAATAACCACCCCAACGTTGGTCCCGAAAACGTTCTCCCAGAATTCAATGTCTGTCATGCGAGCACGCGCATTGCGTACGAGACAATGTGAGGCGCTCCCTACGCTTCCCTGGGAGGGTGGGATAACTCGCTCGCCTGATTCATCGAGTGCGCTTGCCTCATTCATCATCGTCATCCTCCATATCATCAGCGCCGTCTACATAATCGCCACCATACCGCTTGCCAAAAGGCATGTTGATCGCGGACAGGTCGAGCGTGTGGGCTGGGCAAGAAGGCAGTGGCTGGTAGGCCTTGAAGAATTCCTTCTGCTCGCCGGCCTTAGGCCCAGTCTTGTAGTAGCTCCAGCCCTCGAAAGCCTGAGCCTTATCGTAGCCGAGCACTTCGGTGTGCCATCGCCTGCGGATGCGTCGGTAAGTATTGTAACTCATATCGCCGTAAGTTTCTTCGCGAGCATCCGAAAGCATGATCTTACGTAGCCACTTGCGAGACATGTTGAGCCCCGGCGCTTCGACCAGAGCCAGTTGCTCCATCTCGGTCAACTTAGACACTGGCTTGATCATGAGCCGACGCATGTTCTGACGGATTTCCTCGTCAGCATTGTTTAGCGCCCAAGCCAGCGACTTGAAGTTATGCCACTGAATGCTCTCAATCATCCACACGAACTGCATGTCCTTGGCGTCGATCCCGATCTCCGCCGCGAGGTACTTACCCAGCATCCAAGCAACAGTCAAGTCAAGAGCCCCAATGTAACCCAGGTAGGATGTACGTGAGTGTAGAGTGATCGTCGGTTTCGGCAGAGCTTTGTAGCTCAGTGAGAGCATGCATGACCCCCACCGACGGCTCTCTTTGTTGGTGTGGCCAGTCGCAGCTCCGCCTCGAGCCTTAACTACCTTCGTACGAAGAACTGCCGTACCTCGACCGCGCTTGCCGATGCGTGTGGAAGCCTGATCGATCCAGGCCTGCACCAACTCGGGGTCGAGGTACTGACGAGCCATCATCGACCAGCGGCTCTTCGTGAGCCACATCGTCTTGAGGTCGAACTCCCAGTCGAGTGACTCAGCCCAACCGATGACGTTATGCTTCTGGACGTCGACCGAGGTGATCAAGTCAAGGTCACCAGCTTCAGCCATGAGGAGGCTCAAAGTCATGCTGTCGTGCAGGCCGGTGAGCGTTTTGGCTTCGAAGAGATGGGGCATGCCGGTGGCAGTACCCCTTCCGCCGAGACTCACTCGGTCACCGGCTCAATGCGAGGCATAGGCTTATTGCCCAGTTCTAAAGAACACTGACCGCACATCCAATTCTCAATGTCAGTGCCATCCTTGGAGGGGAGTTGAACTGGCGATAAACCGACTGCTCGCTTGACGTCGCCAACGTCGCGAGTGCAGTAGACGCACTTACCAGAGACCCCGTCATAGGTGCCCGAGAAGGCTCGTCGACGGTTCTCCTCCTGCTTTTCGAGGAACTTCTCGAAGAACATCTTCGGCGTCATGCCGAGACCGATCGCCAGTGCTAGCACGAAGTGCATTAGATCAATGATCTCGCCACGAGCATTCTCAACGTTGATGTGACGGCTAGTAGCCCATGGCTTCCATCCAATCTCACCTAGCATCTCATGAATCTCGTCAAGACCTGCCAAGGCCATATCTCGAAGGTAGCTGATCCTCGGAATGGTGTCCAGAGTTGCAGGATCTTGGCCATAGTGAAACACTTGCATCTCGAACTGCTTACCAAAGATTATGGTGAGCATGTCTGTAAGAGGATGATCCTCATACACTGGCTGCTCTTCTTCGTAGGTGGGCTCAGTCACTTCTGTATCTCCTGTCGATCTCTCATGTGCATCTTGACTTTAACTAGGTCGAAAACTAGGCCATCATCGGGGTCGGTGTAATCATAAACGTAGATCATGCGGTCCAGCGTCATCATCTGTGCAGTTAGAGAAACATACCCCCGATAGATGCGATCGATATAAGGATAGACTGCCTTGTTGTCAGGGTCATCCATAAGGTTTTTATGAACTACCTTAAATGGGGGCAAACATATGATCACTAAAGGCTGAGCAGCCCAAAACTTCTGTACTACTTCAGAATACCATCTGTAATCGTATGTCTCAGGTCGTTCAGATTTCATCCTCATGATCGGTCCATAAATTGGATCAGAGATCAATCGATGGCGGTCGAAGATAAGTTCCTGAAAACCTAGCCGCACATTACGTTCGGTCCACACCCGCAGGTCAGTCATGGCTTCAGTAGTCTTGCTTACTACTCGAGCAGCGATTGGCCACCCTGTAAGGCTCTGAAGCTTCCCGATGAGTGTGCTCTTACCTGCCCCATCTGGTCCTTCGACGATCAACATGATGTCTCCTTGGTCGGTAGTTAATCCTATCAACACTACCTCGAGATGTCAACGATCCGAAGCCATGCCTCGTTCCCGAAGGAGAAGTTCCGGCGACTTCATGATCGCCTTAGCGACTTCCCCATCCTCCTGTAGGGTCTGGTAAAGCACCTCGTCGTAAGTACCCTCAGCGAGCAAGTACATATACCGTGTACCTTTGGGGTTAAGAGCGATGCGGTCTTCAGCCTGAGTAAAGTCGACGTAGCTGCTGATCAGGGAGTACCAGATGAACGTTCCCGCAGTACTCAGGTCAATACCTAGCGAACCTGCTTGAGGTTGCATCACGAAAGCAGCAGGACCATCGTAAGCTTGAAACTCACGGCGGGCTTTGTCGCGATCTTCGCGCTTCATACCGCCACGCAAAAGCCAAGCACGAACAGGTTTTGGCCGTGTACCTGTTCCTGTAATCTTGATACTCTGCACTGTTTCTACAATGGCATTAAGGTCAGCAATAAACCGTCCCGCGATGACTACTTTCTCATCGGCATCGAATAGATCCTCAAGTCGATCTCTAAGCACCTTAAGCTTCTCAGTACCAATTCGTACTAGGCGACCCTTAGGATACTCAGCACTAGGCTCAGTTTGGGCAATGCCTGAAGTAATCTGCTGAAACCTCAGGCCTTGCACCAGTGCGATGGAAGCCTCAGTGATTTCTCCAGTATGAATCCGAGCGACCATATCCTCAGCCATCTGGTCATAAGCACTAGCAGATTCCTCAAGCGGTACACGAATTAACTCCGCAGGGAGTCTTGCTGGTAAGTCAAAGCACTCAGCACGAGTAATGGAAAAAGCATCTCGGTGAATCTTCTCATGCAAGTCATCTTCGTTTCTATTTCTAAGCCACTGCGCATAACCATTACGATCTGTCATGCGACTGTATTCAGCTTTAAAGTCGCCAAAGTTCATTCCCGGAAACCGAGCGGGGTTCAAGAACTTCCATTGACTATAGATATCTGTCAGCCGCTTCTTCTTAGTTACTACCGTACCAGTCATGATTACCCGGTAAGGAACTAACTTAGCAAAAGGGTGGATTGCCGTAGACTTCCTAGCACTAGGTGACTTAATCCGATGACTTTCATCTAGTACCATAACATGGGGTTGCCATAGTTTCAATTTCTTCTTAACATCGAATCGTCCCCCTCGACCCTTAGATCTAATCTTAGCACCCCACTCATTCACTCTCAGAACCGCACCTGGAGTAGACATCGAATCATAGTTCAAGATCAAGAAATCCAGATAACCCTGCCCAACTCGAGGAAGTGCCATACCAGTCTTCTTACGGTGACGACGATCCCACACCGTGACTCGAACTTTCTTGTGAGGGCAATGCCGAGCGATCTCTTCTTCCCACACACCAAGCACTGATACTGGGCAGAATACTACAACCCGATCAGCTTTACCCAGCTGATGTAGAATAGATACGTAGTCGATTACTGTCTTGGTCTTACCCGTCCGTGGCTCCATCAAGAGCGCGCCGCCGAAGCCGTTCGACATCAGCTTCTTGATAGCGGCGACTTGGTGGTGAAAGGGTCGCGTCTTCCATCGATAGACGTTCGTCAACGAATCCTCGTTTCTTGAGTGTGTCGAATAACATCCACCAGTTTACCCTTGCATCATGAGGCCACTTGACAACCCTAGAGTTATCGGGTCGGTACGCTAAGTCGAGTACATTCAGGCAACGCTCACCTGGGTTAGCTCCACATGTTACACAAGGTTCGAAGATTGAAGCCCATACCATAACTTGTTGCCGAGCGACTCCTGGGGGAAAAACAGTGGGATAACTGTTGAAGATGAAGTAGATCAGAGTGGAGGGCCTAAGCGGCCTACCATGGGCAGCTTGTTTGATATCTCTTAAGTCGATGGCCATATGTACTCCAGGTTGGGGTTAATGGCTCCAAAATATAAGCCGTAATGTTCCGGAGCCTTTCTCAGCAGATTTGAGCGGTGTGACAGGTGGAAATCTGTAAAACCTAACCATGGAGGAAAATTCAGTACTTCATTAAAAGCATCTGGAACTCGATCGAGAATTTTGCCATAGCATGTATCGTTGTATCCTCTATCAGTCCACTCGCGGCACATGACGCAGCCATAAACTGCGAGTGCTGATTCATACCCTCGCCACATGAGGGCAGCAGGGTGATTGCCCCAGCCTTGACGTACTCCAGTTAAAACGTTGAGCAGCTGCAACACTTCAACACGCTGCTTACCTAGCCGCTGACGATCAAGCACGGCTGCCGAGTCCTTAAAACTCGGGTAAGGTAAGAAGGTCTGCATAGGTTAACCCTATCATTTCTTCAGTCTGTCGGTCAACATCTCAGCAACTGACAGGCTTGTGATACGCACAGTCCAGATTCGGTCAGGGTGAGTGTTACGAACCTTAGCTATAGGTAGTAAATTCTCAAGCTGATGCGTACCTAAGCGCGGTCTTCCACACCCAGGAATGTTGTGAAGCCACCACCCTAACTTAGTACCTCTCACATAGTCCTTATGGGAATTGTAACCCATGCCGGAAAGCGAACACTTGCACCAGCTATGCGGGCGAGCAAAGATACCTGCCACCCGCCAACCTGTGCTTTTGTTGAGCTTCTTCGCCAACTCTGTAGCGATGTTGTCGTCTTCCACTTCTAGTACGATGTATCGTGCCATGATGCCTCTCTCGGTCGATGCATTACCTATATGCTATCGCATGAGAAATACCGCGTGCAACTCTGAGGGAAGCTCTGGAGCGGCTATTGCCGCTCGCCTTGACAAATCATAGGCAAGGGCATAGAGTACTTCATGCATCGCCCCCCATTGACGGGGAGGCAAACGAACACTACCGAGGAGTTCATGACGATGGCCACGACCACCCGACGTACTAGTACGAAGAAGGCCGCTACCAAGCCGGCTCCCGAGCCTGAAGAGCTCGAGGACGACGAGGATCTCGAGGAGCTCGAGGAGGACGCGGTCGAGGAGGCCCCCGCGAAGAAGAAGACTGACGAGGTCGTCTTCGGGGTCGCTGACATCTGCAAGCTGCTCAACAAGAACCTGCCCAGCGGCAAGAAGCCGGTCACCCCCCGCGAGCTCCGGACCCTCATCCGCAAGATGGCCCGCGAAGAGAACGCTCGCGTCGACCGCGAGATCACCGCCGGCAACCGCACCCGCTACTCCTGGTCTGGTCCGAAGGACCCTGAGGTCGTCGCGATCGTCAAGGCTTTCCGAGGCGGCGAACTCGAGGCCGACAAGCAGGAGAAGCTGGCTGCGCTCAAGGCGAACAAGGCCGCGAAGGTTGCTGCGACGCCGGGCAAGCCCGCCGGCAAGCGCACTGGCAAGAAGGCTGCAGCGCCGGTGGTCGAAGAGGATGAGGATGTCGAGGAGCTCGAGCTCGACGACGAAGACGACGAGGAGTGATCTTCAGGGCTGATCAATAGCCCTCATACCCGCTAGAGCCCCGTAGGTAGTTGAGATCGCGACTAGTTGCGATTGGCCCGGGGCTCTAGTGGTGTGTAGAAATCATAGCGATTCCGTATGCATCCCTAAAGCGATAGGCATATCAAGCGCCTCATCACATCAAGCAGCCCTGCCCACTCGATTAGGGAAGCGTACGGACAGCCTGACGAGCATCCCTGATTGCTCGATCGCGTCGACGCGCAATGCCCCTAAACACGACGAAACCCCGGCCGCCATCCTCCACGGGGGGAGAGGACGACGACCGGGAGTCTCTTGTCAGATGCCAGTACCCGGGCCAACACCACCAGGCACTGCCTTCTGGATAACGCCTTCACTACCCGTCACCATGGTGGGCTTCAGGAAGCCGAAGTGCGCTGCCACCGCCATGACGAAGGTAATCACGAAGTTGAGCAGCGTGGTCTTTACATCGAACTCACCACCGGCCTGCACGATGGTCTGGATGACCGAAGCAATCGCTACCAGTAGGATGAGCATTACTGACTTCACCCAGCTAGGAGCGACACGCTTGGTGACCAGTGCAACTAGGCCAGGGATCACCACAGACAGTACCAGGTTGAGCCAGTAGGTGTCAACTACTACCTGTGCGTTAAGGACCTCGTTCATGATTCTCCTATCGGAAGAATTTAGTCATCTGATCAGGTAATCTTGCGAAGCCAAGCGGCGTTCCATGTCTGCAATCCGATGCGCCCATCGACGCCGAGTTTCTTCTCCTTCTGGAAATCCTCAGCAACCTTCTCTGTCTGCGGGCCGAAGACACCATCAACGGTGATAGTCCAACCCCTGTGACGCATCTGCCGCTGCCACGTCTTGAGACCGACCCCGTTCATGGTCCCGCCTCGGCCGTAGTACCCACCCTGCTTCAATGGGAACTTAGGTGCGACCGAAGATTCCACACCGGTGACTGGGGGCTTTGACCCACCTTTCAGCTGATGGGCGATCTCGGGCCAGATCTCCTTGCGCAGTTGACTGATGCGCGTGGGATTCGGGCAGGAGTGACGACTCTTGTTCCACTGCAGAAAGAGCGAGTGGTAACCGAAACCTCGCCCATTCCATGCACTCGCTTCGACCGCAGGGTTACCGGTCTCCTTGCACCACAGGACACCGAGGATGATGGACTTCTCGATCTGCTTTGGGGTCAGTGGATTATCGGGGTTGCCGCCATCTGAACACTCGATGCTGTTGCCGAACACGTTCGCATCCCACTGCGCATCGGCTTGACGATCAAGTCGCTGCCACTGGTAAAGCATGCCGTCAAGCTCGAGACCGTCCCATTTGCCTCCCAGACCGAATGTCGATTCGGTACCGCCGAACCCGTTTCTCAGGAACATGCGCTCAGTGGACTTCAGGTAGCCTACCATGGTGTGCCAGATCAGCAAACGAGGAATGCCGATACTTGGCTCTTCAGTAGGGTTGCCGAGAGGCCGCCACTTGGCGATGTCATTTAGGATGAGTCTCATATCACTGTTCCTTCGATTGGGAGTTGCAGGTTGTTCTCGGGGGTGGCAGCCTGCAGAAGTTCCTTAAGTTTTGTGTTCTCTGCAGTCAGGTTCATCACCCCGAGCTTCTGCATAGTAAGTTCGGTGTTCATCTGACCGATCTGAGCAGTCAGACTGTCGATGACTTCCTGAGCATCAATCTGCATTGTTTTGGCCCTCCTCGGGGGTCTTGGTTAAATACTACGCATGCCAGTACGCAACGTCTACACGGAATGTCTCTCCAACAGCCATAGCAGTAGACATCCACCGCAAGAGCATGGTACCTGCTGAGTCCAGAGATACAGCGCCAACTCCTGCTGCATGCTGCATTGCGCACGATGTCTGAGAAGCTGGAAGACCACCTGTGCTTGTGATCGTAACAATAGTCTGATCCGTAATGTTGCCTGCTGCGATCGCATTGAAGACAGTGAAGAAACAATGGACAGTGACAATGCCACCAAACTTCTCCATTCGGAATTCAGACAGAGTAACATTAGGGCCTTCAACAGCAGACCAACTAATGCTAGATCCCTGAGTACCAAACGTCCTGAGGCTAGTAGCGTCAGCGATGATGCCCTGATCACTAGCTCCAGCAGCAGTAGTGAACTCAAGAACAGCCGCTGATTCTTCAGCCTTCAATCGACCGGCAGTGTTAGAAACACCAGCAGTGTTGCGAGTAATCTGTACTCCATTAACATCAACATACACTTCACCACCACTGCTAGCACCCCCCAGCGGTGAGAACCTTATCCTGCCTGAACTACTATCTAAGAATATTGCGCCACCGAAGGGGGTTTGATCAGAAGCCCTAACTGTCTCAAGACCAATCCCAGCCCCATCCCGGAGGAACAACCTCGAATACCCAGCTGTAGCCCCAGTAATGGTATAAGACCCAGTATTCAGACCCATCTGAGGAGCACTAGCTCCAACAGGCGAGTTAATGAAAGCGTTCTTAGTACCAGCAGCATTCCAAAACGAGATAGTGCTTCGGTCAATGCTATCGTCTATAGAAAGGTAAGCAGTACCTCCGCCAGCAACCCCAGTCTTGAAATCGCCTAGGATCGACACGTTACCCGTGGCCGCCGATACAGTAACAGTTTGCTGTCCCGCTGTGTTAAATGCCAGCAAACCTAAGTTGCTGAGCTCCACACGAGGCCCAGTATTAGCAGTCTTAATGCGCGCGGATACCGTAATGTCTGCGATGAGTGTGCCGACTGTAATCTTGCCAGCACTCACGCTTCCGATTTTAGCATCGTCTACAGCTAAGTTGGCAATCTTAGCGTTGATCACGCTTAGGTCTGCCATCTTAGCAGTGGTAACAGCTAGATCGCCAAGGTTAGATGTCGCGATAGCTAGTGCTGCAACATCGAGCCCACTCACTCGTGTGGGAGTAGCTGTGGCTTGTGCCGAAGCCGCGCTCTTGTTTCCGATGCGGTCAACCGAGATGAACTTAACGAAGTAAGGGGTATCGTATGTCAGATCCGACATAAGGGCATACCCAGCTGAAGTCATCTGGTCAATCAGAGTTGCAGTGGAGGGTGTAAATCCAGACACCGTAGAGATATGGACTTCAGTCCACTTGAAGTCGCCTGGCATTGCTTCGCCAGCACTTCCCAAGCCATCCCAATAAATCCTGACCTGACCCAAGTAATCTTGAACAACTGGTGTCTTTGGGATGGGAGGCGCAGTAGTGTCATTAGCGGTAGTGAGTGTGAATGCTGAAGAGAAAAGCCCGGCGTTGTTGTTCTTATCTACCGCGCGGACTTGGAAGTTGTATGTAACGTTCGGGAGCAAACCATCGATGATCGCTGACGTATTGATCGTCGACATAACCTGGCTGTAGTTAGTATCTGCCTGCTTCTTCAGGAAGATCTCGTAACGATCCAAGTCAGTAATCGAAGTTGTATCCGAGTTCGTGGTAACTGCATTCCAGTTGAGTGTTACGAACGTCCAGGTCCTAGCTTGAATATCTACATACGCCGTTGAAGTTCCCGTCAATCCAAGAACCTGAGCAGGAGCCAGCGTATCAAGTGTGACTGGGCCTTCAGCTGGTGGAGTACTATCTAACCTAGCTCCGCCAGTGATGCCGGCAATTTGGCGAGCCAGAGCAATCTCAGCTTCGAGGAACAGGTCGTTCAAAGTACCAATGACAGTGGGCGGTGCTTCGCTTGAGTCCTGCTCGATCGTCAGCTGTCGAACTCGAACTCGGTCGGGCGTACCCGACATGTCATTGTAGACCCAGTCGCCTGCAATGTAATCACGTAGCGGAATGGGTGTCGTACCAATGATGACGGGGTATTTCACTGACCGCTCAGAGCGAACTTGAGCTGCCTGAGCAAGCGCAGCAGTACCAATTGCAGTAAGAGCACCAGCATCCACTACCCCCGACTGAGAAACAACTAGGGGACGCCTGCCCCAAGTAGCAACAGCCCCAGCATTTACGACTTCGACACAGGCGCCATTGTCGCCTCGAACGATGGCTACAGTGCGCAGACCTCGAGAGTCACGCTGCTCAGGCAACTCGATCGAGTTCACAGACCACAATGATAGGGGTGTAGAACCTAAAGTTCTATCAGTACCAAGACCATTGGGGTTATAGGCGCGCAGTTCTCGACCCACCATCCGAATCTCGACAAGGCCATTCTCAACCATACTGGTGATGAGGTTAAGGATAGTAGTGTCAGTTTCGACATCCATAGTGGTCGTACCGGCCCAGGCGATGCCAGCAGAATCAAGGGTGTTGGTGAAAGTGTACGTGAGCCCGGTCATTTCGCCCAAACTCTGAGCCTTATCGATGACAGTCTTGAGAATTGCTCCAGGTGTCTGTGTGGCAAATGGACGAACAGCTTCTGCCTTGTTCGTAGGCCAGTTAACACCATACACTAAGGCCTCTTCAAAGACCTTCCACCACGACCGCGCTGTCCAGCTTCGGTAAAGAGTTCCTGTGCCAGTATCCCACCGCTGACCATTAGACGACTCGATAACGAAGCGGCCATCAGGGATCTCACCCAAGTGGTCGTAAACTGCAACCTCACGCTGCTCAGTAACTAGCGAAGCGTTGATGCCGTTTGTTGCGTAGTCGAAAGTCAGTGAACCCACATCACTGAAGATAATGCCCAGCGAAAGCTTCTCGAAGTCCGACAGCACACCCCCGCCCGATGGCGAAGAACCATCAGCGTTGATTGCTCGGAGCTGGTAAAAGGTCATCCCACCAAGAACTTCCTACGAGAGACCACGTTGACGCTAGCAGTCACGAATCCCGTTCCTGTAACCACTAGCCGATACCCACCAGTTACTGGGTGTGGAGCGAATCGCATTAGCCGCCCATTGGTGTTGAGCAGAGTCAGCTTGGTCATATCGAGAACATGCCCCCCGCCAACTGTGATCTGAGCTGTCCCGGCGTTGAACACAATTGACTGGCCAGCACCTACCGTCTTAGCGTAGGTCATGACAGCTCCACCGAATGGATCAGTGAAGACCGGGTTATTCAGAGTACCATTGAATGTGATGATTGCGTCTTCTATGGGGGCAGTACCACCTGAACCGAAGTTAACTGTGAGACCAGCAGTGTTATCCGTAACGCTGGTTGTACTGATGTCTTGCCAAAAGACACCAGGGTTCTTAAGCTCTACTGTAAACTTCCCCAATGGGTTATACCCCATCGTGGTAAAGTCGATGACTGAAGCTACTTCCAGGAATGCTTGACGAACTGAGCCATCTGGCAAGGTGTGCTGAACATCCAGTATGCCTGAGTCTTTAGTAAAGAGCCTGGTGAGCTCATCAACTCGAGCATAGAACTGAGTACGCGCCGTACCGCTCGGGATCGCTCCGTTGTCGTCGCATCCTCTGACCCACATCGGCCAGGCATACGTCGCCTCCTCATAAGGCTTGTACGACCTAAGAATCGATCCCGAGCGGCCTGCCACCACCGCATTCTCACCCCTACGCCCAGGAGAACGTAACATAGCAGCGAGGGTGGTGACGTTCTTTGCGTATGTTTTCAGGTCCACACCCTCGACGGTAAGGCGCTCAGTTGTAGTAAGGGTCACCGAGTACCTCCAAGAAGTGCGGCCCGCCGAGCCTGTCGGGCAGCAGACTGGCTACCCGGCTCGGCGATGGGGTTGTGGATGATCTGCTGACCGATCAGCGGCGCACCAGTTGGGCCCCCAGGGGCTTCGAAGTTGCCGTCCCCCGGTCCCCTACGCTGCCTGGGGATCGGCAGGTTAGTCGCAATCGAGGGTGCTGCCGATGAGCTTACTGCGCGCTTCAGGGCAGGCGACAGGCTTGCGGGCAATCCTGCCTTGAGTGCAGCACCATACGCAGTTACTGGGTTATCGGCACCCAAGCGCTTACCAAGCCCCTGGATCTGCCTAACAGCCTTTGCCGTAGCCTTAGTTTCTGCATCCATAGTCTTGGAAACCTGGAACATAGCTCGCTCAATGTAAGATGGCGAACTAATACCCATGCCCGCCTTGAAACCATTCCAGAGACTAGAGCCGATATTGCGAGCCTTGTCGAAAGCTCTACCAGCAAAACCAGCAAGTGCATCTACTGCTCGCTGGAATACCCGACCGATAAGACCAGGCAGGTTCGTGATTGCGTTAATAACTCCATTCTTGATCCTGGTAGCCAGCGACTTTGCCTTAGTCAACAGGGAGTTAAGCAGAGAAACTGCCTTATCCCTGGTACTGGTGAAAATGCGACCGATGTTAGCTGGCAGGTTTTTGATGAAATTAACCACACCGTTGAAGATAGCTAAAGCAATCGATCGTACCTTGGTGTTGAACGAACGGAACAGCGCAACAGATCGGTTCACCATGTTAGTTACAAAGGTAACAATCCGACCAGGTAACGCCTTGAAGAAGTTGACCACTGCGGTGATCAAGCTACTAGTAACCTGGTATGTTTTGATGCTGAACTGCTTAAACAGTTCGACGCCTCTAGTCACCATGTTCTGAATGAACGTGGCCACCTTGCCAGGCAGTTCCTGGAAGAACTTCACGACCGCAGTTGTCATCTTCGACACTAGGTCGATCAGTGTGCTAGTGAAGTCAAGGAACAACCTCACTGCGCGACCGATCAGGAAGCCGATCCAATAAGCAATCCGCTCAGGCAGTGTGGCAAAGAAGTTGACTGTAGCGTTAATTCCCGCTATTGTTGCAGTCTTGATCTTCTCCCAGAGATCGACAAAGAACTGAACTAGCTTGTCTCTAGCACCTCCAACGTTGCCGATCAGGATGCCCAGAGGACCCATGATAATGAAGATGATGTTCTGCCAGTTGGACTTAAGCCAGTTCAGCGCAGTTGAGAAAGCGCCCGTGATCTTATCCCAAACTCCCTGGAAGAACGCTGGGATTCCCTTGAAAAACGAAAGGATACCGTTCCACACGCTGACGAAGAAAGGCCCAAGTCCCTTAATGAAGTTACGGAAAGTTTCGCTCTTCTTGTAGAGCAGAACAAAAGCCACCACTAGAGCGATGATAGCGATGATGATGATCCCGACTGGGTTGGTCAGCATAGCTACACTGAGCGCACGCATCGCGGTGATAACGATGGTAATGCCGGACTTGAGCAACTTAAATGCTGGCCCTAGCCTGACTAAGAGCTCGGCGAACTTAAACCCTGCTCCAACAATCAAGTTGAAGGAGCCTACTAGGATGAGGACTGCGCCGGCGATCCCGATAAACGAGAAAATGGCAGTCTGAACTCCATCAGGTAAGGCAGCAAAGCCCGCAACAACTTTGGTGATGCCCTGAACAATGTTCCTGAAGAACTCCTGGAATGGACTCCCACCCTTGATAAGCAGTGTTTCAATGTTGCCCTTAAGGATCTCAATATCCCCGGACAAGTTGTCTAGGCGCTTAGCTGCAACTTCAGCAACTGTTGTCTTGCTGATCTCAGCATTCATATCCGCGAAGCCCTTGGCCCCGGACTTTGTAAGAATAGCTGCAGAAGCAAGAGCTCGGTTATTGAAGATAGTTTTGAAGGCCATCAACTTCTGAGCGTCGGTCAAACCCTTTGTGTGGTCCTGCAGGATCTGGAATACTTGATCCAACGGCTTAATCTTACCCGTCTGGTCCACAAAAAGGTTAGTGCCATCTTTAGTAATGATGCCCAGTTCCTTGAGCTTAGCACTCGCCTTCTCAGATGTACCTTGCAATGACACAAGAATCTGCCGAAGAGAAGTACCGGCTGTAGAACCACGGATACCAGCTTTACCTAGCAAAGCGATAGCGTTAATGACCGATTCGATAGGGATACCAGCCTGGTGGGCGACTCCACCAACGTACTTGAGGCTAACACCCAAATCTTGAACTTCAACGATAGATGCATTAGCTGCACCAGCAAGAAGGTTAGCAACATGAATTGCATCTCGAGCAGCCAACCCGAAGGACTGGACTGCTGAAGTAATGATGTTGGCCGCATCAACTAGCGGAATATCAGTGGCAGCGCCAAGGTTAGCAACTGCCTGGCCGACACCATCGATGATCTGTTCAGCAGAAATACCAGACTTACCAAGCTCGACGAAGGAATCAGCGATCTGGTTAGCTGAGTACTTTGTATCCTGACCAAGCTGAAGAGCCTTAGCCCGAACTTTCTCCATCTGAGCAGCTGTAGATGCACTGACCGCACCGAAGAAGTCAAGGCGCTTCTCAAACTCTGCAGCAGCACCAACAGCCTTACCAAAGACAGCGATCAACCCAGTGCCCGCTGCCACCATGGCAAGTCCGGACCTACTGAACGCAACTGAAGATCCGGCGAAGGCGGAAACCGTAGCAGCATGCTGGGCGCGGACAGTCGTGTAGGCCGCTACTGCCTGACCAATATCGATCTTGATCTGACCGACGATCGTACCCAGCACGTTCGCCACGTTCAACTCCTAGAGAATCATCGCTGCAGGGTCCATGTAACTGGAGGCCTGACTTACTTTCTTAGGCTTCCCGTCCATAGCCAAATACCTATTGAGAATTCGCTGCTTAGCACTCTCCGCCGACTTTGAGTTCTTAGCCTTGGCGCTAGCTTCTTCCATCTTGTTCTCAATGAACTTACCAACGTATGTAACAACCTGATTAAAACAGTAGGCGACATACTCATCTTCGTCCACACCAAAGTACGTTGCCGGCATAGTGCCCCAGGTAAGAGCTTCGTTGTAGAGAAGCCAAACCTGTCGGATGTTACGGACGAAACTGCTCCAACTCGATGGTCCCCCCCGTGGCGTACGTGAAGATAGCCATCTTGTCAGCCTCATCGAGCTCATCAGCATAAAGCAAGCTCTCGTCGCGGTCCTGATCCTCATCATCTTCAGTAGGAACTCGATAGACCTTAGGGTTAACCATCGAGTATACTGCCGCAGCATCCACCATAGCCATGAGGTCAGCAAGCTTTTCCGGCTGGTCCATCATCTCTTTCATCATAGCTTCCTCATCCAACGAGGAAACACCTTCGGTAAGAGCAGTCTGCACGATGGCCATGAGAGAGTTCGGGATAACGCCGTTAACCAAGAACGCGCGCAGCCCCACTCGACGGATAACCACCCAGTTGCCTGAGGGCAGCTGCACCGGAGTCGGGGCCTTCTTGAAACTAGAAACATCGGCGATAACGGGAGGCGTTTCGATCATCTCGCCGCGAGGAGCAGCGGTCTTGCGAGGAACAGCAGTCTTTCGGGGCGTGGCCATGACAGGTCCTCCTGGGGATCTGCGTCGATGGGGGTTTCGGCTACATTAAGGGTAGGGGATAGGTGATTACTATTATTATCACGCACCCCTTTAGGGGGGTGATAGATAATATAATCATCATCCTCCCCACCATTATGCAGCGGGGGGTATTTAGTTGTTATGAAATTGTGTCGGCGAACTACGCAGAGACGATCGGTGTTGCAGTCTCGTTCTGAGTGAACTCGAAGAGCTTGGAGGTGGTGAGGTCGCCGAAGCCCTTGCCCGACGTAGCGGTCATGGAGAACGACCCCTGATCGAACTCGATCTCAATCGAATCATCAGCCTTGCAGCGGTAGAGAACCGCGTGGAAGTCGCCACCCGAGTCGCTGATGACCTGACCCTCGATGTCGAAGTAGGTCCGCTCATCAGTCTTGAGCTTGGTGTAGACGTTCTTCTGAGTGGGTGTAACGCCAGATGAGACGATCGCACCGCCGGTCAGGATCTTGACGATGGCGAGCGAGATACCGCCACCTTCCAAATCCCACTCGGTACGCAGGTTGCCCTGATGAGAGGCATAGAGACCATCTTCGGCCTCCATATCCTCACTATCGACCGCCTCTGAGAACGACAACGTCCTCGATGCCGGCATCTTGACTGAAGCTGCTGCGATTCGAGTCCCTGCCGGATTCAACGGGAACAGCTCGATCTTCCTCAGGCCGAACGGCAGCGGGTGTGTGGTGAGCGGCATTCAGAACCTCCTGTGTTGGTTCGGCAAAGGTAAGCGTACGGCTCAACTCGCCTGTGTGGATATTAAACTGATGTAACACGATGCGGCCCGGTGCTGCTCCACACCGGCGTCGCTTACACTTGACTTCAGCAATACCCTCTTCAGGGTCTAAGATGAAGTGCAAGGTCCCGGGGCATCTAACATCCATCAAGTAATCCCCTATCGGTCCGTGCGCGATTGGGCATACGCGATGCAGCATCGACCCGTGATGCGCGTGCCGTGACTCCCAGAGCGCTTCCTAAAGCGTCTCAGGGGTCATTGGGATGTGATGCGATGCGTGATGCGCGATGAGTCAGGCCGGGGGTTCGACCTTAGCATTGCCCTGCTCAGCCTTGACCTCGGCAAACTCGTCAGCGAAATGCGGACTCTCGAGAAGCACCTTGGCCACTTCGGGCGTGACAGCAGTCGGCTTGTTCTTGTAAAAGGTATGCTGGTGCACTCCATCAAGACCAGCAACCTTGAAGTCGGCGCCGGAGATACCTCGAGCGTCCATGGCAGGGTGCACGAGCTGAACCTGGACAGTCTTGTCTGCCTTGCTATCAGCCATTGCTGATCTCCTAACTTGAGAGGATGGCTTGGAACCGGACATACCTCATGATTGAGCCGAAGAATGCATCATCGAGATCTCGGCTCGTCTCGAGGTAAATGACTTCGACAATGTTCCCAACTGACCCGGTTAGACGGAATGCGGCTTGCACCTGGTCAACAAGAGTATCAATCCTTGTATAGTCAGCAGGAGCATCGTGGATGTATACCTGGAAGTACTTGCGGTGTGGAGTAATTTCAGCGCCGATATTCTCTGGCGATTCATTGCCGAGGCGGTACACTGCGACGGGGAACTCGGGTCGGCTTGGAGCTTCAAGCAACGACTCACCCTGCGCAACCGAGGTAAATGTGGGAATTGTCAAGAGACGATCGTAGATGAACTGACGAATGCTCACCCCGAACTCCTCTCAGCATGAACAGCCGCGAAAACCTCGTCCGCATACTGCTCGAGAGTAGGCATGATTACCGCGAAGCGACCTGACTGAATTGTCTCTAACCACTGCCCATAGTCGACTGTGTGGAAAAGCGACAGGGTTACTGAGTTGCCTTCACGTTCTACTTCTGTCGTGAGGCCATCGCGGGCTTCTCCAGTTCGATCAGCCCAAGGGGCAGTATCCTGAGCATAGAATTGAATCTCTTGTGCCAAATCCTCCATCGTTCGAACAACTTTACCTTGAGGATCCGATAAGGCGGCATAGAGTGGAACTGTCAATGAGTCGAAGATAAGTCTGAAGCCAGAGCCATTTTTGGCCACGCTTTACCTCGCCTCGAACTCAACAACAATCCGATCGGTAAGTTCTCCATCGGCGGTCATAGCTTCCACACCAACCACCTTGCATTGACGATCTGCGAAGGTGAACTCATCATCTCGTTGCACGTCAACATCGGGTCGACCGACAAGGACATATGGCTCGAGAGGAATAGCTCCGTCTTGAGTATCAGCCTCCTGGTGAACTAACCGGCGCTTGAACGGGACGATTCTGAAGCGCTGAGGGTCGAGATCGTATGCAAGGCCCTCAACCCAGCTGCCATTGCTAGTTACGATTTTAGTCAACCGAGTGAGGATAATCTCAGTTTCGTCAGCTGCGATGAATGCTCCGACTATCTTACGCATTACTTTTAGCTCGGCAGCTCGGGTCATGTCAACCGCCGAACCAACTTGCCGATCCTGGTGCGACCCTCAGTAGGGCCAGTAGTAGACTTCGCGTAGATCTTCATCATGTCGAGAGCCTTCTGCTGAAGATCAGACATAGCTCGAGAAGCGTTGCCTTCAGTTACATCAACCAAGTTTGAGAAGATAGCTGCCTTTAGCCTCCACCCCTCGTATGCGGCTCGGTCGAGATCACTACTAGCATCTTCAAGCAGCTGAGCGATCTCCGACTCGGAGAAGTTAGTGTCCTCAGGCTTACCGCCATCGGGAATCGCTTCGCCGAGTAGAAGCCGGAGCCGCTCCGAATCGGAGATCGCCATGGGTCACGCTCCCGGTGTTGGTGCGTTAGCCTGGTCGTCAGCCTTGAGCACCGCGATGAGGTCAGCCTTGTTCTTGACACTGGAAAGATCGAGCTCCCGGCCAGCATCCTGCCTGGCCTTCGCCTCGTCCTTCAGCTCCTGGGCGGTCATCTCGTCGAGCGACTTGGCAGTCGTCTCAGGTGTACTGCCGTCTTCGCTTTCCTCGACGGAGAAGTCAGGGTCGTCTACGACGTTGCCCCAAGCATCTTTGAACGTCCCATCGGGCATGCCGTAGACACCAAACTGGCTGGTCATACTGTCTTGCCTCGCTTCCTTTGTCTCAAGCAGAGGGAAGGGACCCGTGTCGCTATTTCTCAACATGAGTCCCTCCCCACTACTCACTGAGTGTGGATCAGGCCGGGTACTGAGTCGGAACCACGTAGGGCAGAGTAGCCTTGACCTGCATGACCACACCCGCGCCACGCTGACGAACACCGACTCCGAAACCGCGACGATAGAACGAGTCGATCAGCGGATAGGTCGACCGCTGACCCGGAATGTGCTTGAGGCCACGGTAGTCCGGGTTGATGTGCTCCCGAAGACCAACCGGGTTAGCAAGGTTGAACGGACCACCAGAGGCCAGTCCAACAACGTAACCCGGCGGGATGTAGGCTTCCTCCACAACGTGGAAGGGCCCGTAAGTACCGATCTCGCCCGGGACCTCGCCCTGCGGCTTAGCGATAACACCGCCGTTGACGGGGATAAAGATTCCGCCACCGTAATTCGAGCTCGGGATGAAGTCGTACTTCGCACCCGTCGACACCTTGAACGCCCGGATGAAAGCACCCTCCTGCTCGTTCACCATGAGCACCTGCGTAGCGCCATCATTCACGCTGTGGCCGTGGTGATTCAGGTGCGTCGCCAGAGCGTCGACGTTAGCCGAGGTGATCTGGGTGTTAGTAGAGACCAGGTAATGCGTGTGAGTGCTGAGGTGAGTCGTGGTCTTCCACGCCGGCGGCACCTCGCCATCCGCGTTGTAGAACTTGTAGACGTTGACCGGGATGTTACTGTCTGCGATACCGAGCAGGTTCGTCGGGTCGAACAGGCAGTTCATGACCTTGTTGAAGATGAGCCGGTTGTCTGCTTCCATGGCCTGGTTGGCCAGGTTGCGCACCTGCTCCGCACTAGCCTCCGCGAGGTACATCCACGTGAAGCGAGCCGCAAGGTCATAGAACTTGAACGTGTAACCCCGGTGCCGCTTAGCAGCTCCGCGAATGCCGACCGGCTGACCGTACTCCGAAGCTTCCTCGAAGTCGACAACCGAAGGAACACCAACCGTGTCGACCGTGTTGCTGGTACGGAACATGATCCTCGAGAGGAGCGTGTCCCTCCAGTCGTTGTACATCGTCAGCGTGCGGGCGATCTCCGCCCACATGTCGTTGAGGTCAACACCGTCAACTGTCTGAGTCATGACGTCAGCGCGCTCATTGAAACCGCGCTCGGCGCCACCGATAATCAGGCCGGGGTTGAGCAGAAGTTCACTCAGCCGGCTCGGGCGTGCTGTGGTTGTGAAGACACTCATCGTGAGCTCTTCTCCTATTCTGCTCTGTTGAGCGTCGTCACTTGGCCTGGACGCGGACAACGAGGCGTGTAGCCTCAACCGTCACTCCGACATACGGGTCGGTACCGACCACACCGAGAGTACCAGCAGCGGCAGCGTAGTACTTAGTGCCCGCCGCAAGACCGACGATATCGACGATCTCGCCGTCAGTCATAACATCGACCACGTCGCCAGCCTTAGCTCCGATCGGAACTGCGAGGTTCACCCCGCCAGGGATGCTGCCGAGCGACGGGTAGAACGGCACGGCCTTGACGATGACGCCGACAAAGCCGGATGCACCAGCCGTGCCAACGACAACCTGACCCGAAGCGTTGAGCGAGACGGCCTTGATTCCCGTGCTACCCTCAGCATCAACCGTGAGGTCAGCTGCGAGCTTGGCACGGAAACCACCCGAAACGCCATCATACTTATCATAGCGAGCCGCCATGATGGCAACCCCTTCCTTGTAATCAGTCTGATGTGGGTGTAGAGCGTAAGACTCAGCGCGACATACGCAGGGCCGGGTAGGCGTTCTTCAGCGCCTCTTCGTCCATCGAGTCCTTATTCTTGTTACCCGGCGTGAAGCGCGAGCCGGAAACATTGCCATCACCAGGTGCCTGCACCCAGTGTGGCCTTGTCTTGAGCAGGTCCTTGACGGCCTTCTTGAGGTCTTCGCTGTCGATCTCGACCTTACTCGGATCATCCGGGTCCTGGTCGATATCAATACCGTCGAACTTCTTCGCCGAAAGTACGGCGTAGACATCCTCGGGTGCGATCGCCTTCTGAGCGCGGGCCTCCGCCGTGATGGCGGATTCCACACGGGAGGTGAGGTAACCCTCAGCGAGCTTGGCGACTCGAGCATTGGCGTCCGCGACAGCCTTCGCAGCCTGGTCCTCGGATTCCTTCTTCTCCTTGTCGCCCTGGTTCTTCGCAGCATCCCGCTGCGCTCGCTCCAGCTTGCGTCGCTCTGTGCGCTCAGTCTTCAGCGCCTTCCGAAGGTTCTGGACTTCCTCCTTGGTGAACGTGTCCTTGGAGTCGTCACCACCGTCGTCGCCGTCACCTTCACCATCGCCGTCGCCGTCGTTCTGGTCGTTCGAGTTCTGGTCGGCCGGCTTCTCGCCTTCGCCACCAGCTCCGCCGGTCTCTGCACCCTGGTCGCCTTCACCTTCGGCGCCGGAGATGAGAAGTGCGGCCTCGAGCCACCACTTGCGAACCTGCTTCATCGCTGTGTCCCATTCCGGGGCGTCCCGCCCCTTGCTTGACGACCTGCCGTCTGGCCCGACTCCGTGCCAGCAGACTCATTAGGTCGGTTTTTGTTATTGCTCTTGTTGCCGCCCACATCTCGTGGTGCGTTTTGTGCTCCACCCGAAGACTGAGGCGGTGGCTTCTCGCCAGCCGCAGCAGCTTGAGCGTTATCCTGAAGACCGGGAGGTGCCGCAAGAGCAGCCCTCTCAGCATCAGCAGTCTTTTCTTCCTCGATCTCCGACTCGATGTCATCCGGGAACTCATACCCCAGCATCTGCATGCGAGAGCGGTAGTACTTGCGCGAGATTACGCCTCGATCGAGCATGTTGTTGAGTTCGTTGATGGTCTCGGTACGGTTAGCCGGCAGTTTGTCGCCGATCTCCACGGCAATATCGCCCGTGAGTTCCTCATTCTCATAGACCTTATGCCAGGTCTTCCAGTCGAAGAACATCTGCTTGAGCTTACCGATACCACTCAGATCTCGCTGCTCTAGCTTCGCAAGCGTAGGCATGAACTTGATTGCCAGAGCAATCCCACTCTGGGCAGTCTGAACATCAACCCGACCAAGCGCAACATCAGACAACCCACTAGCTTCACGGATCTTGTCTTCAAGGTAGCTGATGTGGTCAAGGGAGGGCTTGAGTGATCCGACACCCTCAACGCGCCTGAAGTAAGCACCCGAGACCAACTCCATAACTCCACCTGGAGTTACTGCCCAGTCTTGCTCCTTACCCTTATCGTCGACTGGGCGCCCAGAGTCTGTGGCGTAGACACCTAGTCCCTCGAGCGAGAGGGACATACCTTGGTCTGTCGCTTGCTGGCTGACCCCAAGTACCAGACCCTCGAAACCTCGTAGTTCCGATGATCCAAACCCCTGACCGATCCAGTCATGGTTCTTGAACCAGTAGATAGGAATGGTTGTGATCTCTGGCGGTAATGGCCCTCGCGGAATAGTCTGCTTGAAGATCTTAGGCTTAGGTCCCCACCACTTCGGCTCAAGCTCGTAGATCCCCTCCTCGCGGAACACCGTCTTTCGACCCGCGATTTCCACGATCTCATATGTTAGCTTCTTGACCCGAACCTTCTGAGGGTCATTGGCATCTACCCATTGATCAACAATGTGCACCCGAAGCAACTTCTCCGGATCCTCATCATCGTAGATTGGAATAACCTGAGAAGGATCGAGCACCGTCAGTGAGATACGTGAGCCCTGCTCCTTGAGTGGGTCAGCCGTAAGGTGGAAAGCCCAGTCACCTCGAGTTACCCCAGTAGTTTTTGAGGTGTGGAAATGAGGGTAGAACATCTCCCGATCTAGCAATGCCATCAGTGCAAGTGAAAGACCCTTATCCTTCTCAGGATCCTTAGGTACAACTCGAAGGCCCTTAAGAAGGTAGTGAGATGTAGTATCGACAATCGTGCGCGCATTCGGCACGTAGATTGGCTGCTCACCATCCAGGACTCTCAATTCGTAAGCCGATCGGTCATTCCAGTACATCTGATCATACTTTAGGTAAGACTCGACCCGCTCACCTGCCTCCTGCGGATACCAGACCGGCGGCGAACCGAGCACAGCCACGCCTGTAAGCGTAGAGTACGGTCCATACTTGGTGGTCAACGCCGCCTCACCTTCACTGAGCCTTGACGAGCCCGACGGGCCTTGTCGAAGGCTTCCATGTGACCCTTGTAGAATCGACCAAGGGCCTCAGGGCCATGGTTGTCCTTGTCGAGCGGAATCTCGCTATCGTTCTTGGCCTCACCTTTACGCTCGGGCCAACGATAACCCTCTCGCATCTCCCAGATCAACTTGGTGCATGATCGGTCGACGGTCAGAGCCGGCAGCTTCTCCGGGTGGTCGTCGGGGAGACTGAAGGGACGAGGCTTGAGCGCGGTACGAATGAGGGCAAGACGGTTACGAATCTCGCCGCCCGTGTTGTTTCGGACCTGCTTACCTAGGGTTCGACCAAGAACCGCATTGTCATCAGGCTCAGCCGGCGTTCCGTAGATCGCCAGGAGCTTCGGCACAAGAGGGTGATCCTTGAACTCGCGTCGCGCGATGTCTTCAGTGTCCCTCAATGTGAACCGGTGCTCACCGATAACGTAGACGTTCTTCTGCCAGTCAACTTGGATCCAAAGCCAGACCCAGTCATTCGTGTAGCCGTAGTCAATCGCAGCGTAAAGCTCCATCTTGCGGTCGTATTCAAGGTCGACGATGTGAATATCGTCGTCCCACTCTTTCATGACTCGACCAACAGAATCAACAAACTCCGCCTTGTACTGTCGAGCGAACTCATCCTCAGTTAGATCATCCTCAGCTTCGAGGATCTCTGGGTCATTGCGTCCTCCAGGGAAGACGACATGGTTCGTCCAACTAGGAACTGAGATCGACCACCAAGCACGCTTTTTAGGATCCTGCCCTCTCATGTAAAGCGAGTAAAGTAGAGAGTTCTCGGTAGCTCCCTCAGGAACTCCAGAAGCAAGTGACCACCCCCGCTTATCCGAAAGTGCAGGGCGGACGTAGTCACCCCACATCCTCCGCTTGTGTCGACCAGCTTCGACCAAGAGGACGAAGTCGAGCCCTTCACCAGTAAGACTCTCAGGATGCTTAGCGGATCGGCACTCAAGAGCAAATCCCCACTTTGTCTTAATTGCCATGTTACCATTCTCAACATTGCTCAAGAACTTCTGAGAGATAGCATCAATACCCAGTTTTTTGAACGTGTCAAAAACAACCCGAAACTCTTTCTCGCAATCTGTGTATTCAGGGCCAATAATCCAACCCCGCTTTGATTCTCCCAAGAAGTTCTTGATAAATGCCTGAGTCTCAACTTCCTTGCCACCAACAAGCGTCTTACCCCACCGTCGCCCATTAACAAGCACTCGGTGTCGAGTAGGATTATAATGGACCTTGGCTTGTCCCTCATGAGGAGTATAACCGGTCTGCTGGAACCAAAGATCCTTACGAAAGACCTTCTGCCCCTCCGGCATCGGAAGGGCGGCCATCAGTCTTCACCTAGTCCCTGAATCTCAGCTTCAGAAGCCTTACCGGTCTTAGACAGCCAACTAGGTCGCTTACCATCAGCCGGGCGCAAACCCATCATCTGGCGTCGATCTTCAAGCGACTCTGTGTTATCTTCCACACCAGTGAGGTAACCGAGTCTGAGCTGTTCTCCAGGTAGAATCGCCTCGCGAGGCTTCGGCTGCACTGTGGCAGTTGTGCGTTCCACACCACCATATTCCGACCCTGCCTTTTGGCGGGCTGTGTAGTCCTCGTAACCCATCACTGCCCTCCTAAAACCAGGTTGGGATGTTGCTGCCATCGTTATCGAGTGCAACAACAAGGTAATCAACATCGGAGATCTTGCGCATTACATCTTGTTCGCTTGGTCCAATCAACCCGGCGGGGTGAGTGTGCCAAATCACTACGCCAAAACCATCGACATCCCACTCCCATCGCCCAGCTGCTAACTCGATACCTGCATCTTCAGCCCTGAACTCATATTCTCGATCGGGAGTCAAGGACCGATTGGGCAACTCGATGACGACTCGATCGAGCGCGTCAGGATGCGGCAGAAGCAGTCCGCATGCTTCCGCAGGCGAGCGAGCACGCCCTATGCGCCCAATGACTGCAAGCGAATCACCCATCAACCTGGGGAGTCGTAGGGACTCGCTGCCGGCCAAGAATCTCAACCTCCTTAGAGGCAAGCTCCTCGTAGGTGATGATACCCTTCTCTAGCAACAACGCACGCAGTGCTGGGTCAGGGATCGCAACCAAGTTTTTCGGTTTAGGCTGCTCAGTGACCATGGGGATGAGCTGACCGTCAAGAGAAAACTTATGGCGAATCTTACCCTGGCTCTGTAGGGTTAGGTGGTCAGCCTCACTAAGTGAACAAACTCCGCAATGCCTACTCTCGCTCATCGTCCTCATCCTCGTCATCGTCGAGAACTAGACCGTCGATCGTGACCTCGCCAGGAAGAGCCCGAGATGCATACTGGCCAACCTGGAAAGCTCCTTCAACCTCGGCAGGCGAGACCATAACAGCCCCAAGAATGCCCTGCAGCTTAACCGAGATCTCGGATTGTGTGGGCTGCACTGCGCGACCAACGATATGATCCAGCAGATACGTAGCAGCCTGCAACTTCACGGAAGCAGGTATGAGCGGCCGACC